TTGGTCAGACAATAGTGTTTCCTGTACAGTGTATTATCGTAAGGAAGAACTACCTGAGATTAAGAAGTATCTTGCTAAGAACTACAAGCACAACCACAAGTCCTTGTCTTTCTTGCTACACAACGAGCATGGCTTCCACCAAGCACCATTGGAGGAGATTACTAAAGAGCAGTATGATGAGCTAGTTGCTAAGACTCGCTTGATTACTAAGATTGATGAAGCAACCTTTGACGGAGGGGACGAATGTGCCAGTGGTGCATGTCCAATTAAATGAATCTTGAACTATATTTTCTTACTGGGTTTATGGTAGGTTTTGAATATGTCGCTGAGTATGATGATTGTCGACATCTGATTGTAGACTTAGGAATATTCAGACTACTGTTTTCTTTTGAGTTGTAAATTAAGAGCCCCTTCGGGGGCTTTTTTCATTGGAACGGACGAGTACCAGCTTTATCTATAATCAAGGCTTGTCTTCGGGGCTTGTCAGCAGTACCGTTAGGAACGCTTATATGCGTCCAGGAGCTGAATTCTTCTATGATTTGATCATAGGGTATATCCGCTGCAATGCAAGCCTCTACGACCTGTTTAGGGGTCATTCCTGGGACTCTTAAATCAGCAGCACAACCTAGCCTATGCTGGCTAGTGTCCTTGCTACCGACAGAGTCGTTGACTGGTTTAGATCTAAAGCCTGAGTTAATCATGATAGGCTTACCTAATAGGGTTCTAACCTGCTCAAGCAAAGCTGCTAGTCTAGTTAAGTTAGCAACCTCACTGGCATTAGGGGTATTGTCTAAGTTCTTACGCTCTGCTGCTTCAGAGTGGGTTAGTTCTTCTAAGGTAAAGTTATTACTTAGGTTCATTTTTATCCTTCTTCATATCCATAATCTTCTCTAGAGTACGACCACCAAAGTATGCACTCATTATCAGCATACCCCATTGACCTAATAGATTGACATAGGACTCTTTGGCATCATAACCAAAAGCCGACATCATAGCAAATAAGAAATATCCTACAAAGATAGCCACTAAAGACATAGGTCGTATATTCTTAGACAACCAAGAATCACTAGCAAGGTCAGCTTTCCAACGATCTGAGACGTTGTTCTGCTCATTCATATCAGCGTTTAACTCAGCAAGCTTTCCTTCCTGCTGCATCTGTAGTAGTTCTTTCTGAGCCTTTGCCTTAGCTTCTGGATCAGGAATAAACTTATCTAAGACTTTCATCCCAACGTCGAATAGTGCCATCAATGGTAACATTATTGTTTAACTCCCCAGGTTAGATACCAAGCAATGACCGCAGCCACTGCATAGCACATGAACATTGCTCTACGAACCTTTGCCAAATCTTCTTTAAACTCTCTATTAAGTTCATTATCTTGTTTCTCTATTTTTTGTTTAACGGATTCTATTTCACCCCAGCGTTTAGTTCCATGCTTTCTTATGAAATCAGCTTTTACTTTTGCTTCCTCAATGCGAATGTCTTCTTGACGCTGCCATTCCATCAATGCTCTCTTGAAGTACTGCTCTTTAAAGACCTGTGTTTCTCGTATATGTCTCTTACGCTCTAGGTCTTTCTGCTGGGCTACTGCTGCTGCGTCATTCTGTACGTCAGTAATGCTCTTAGTAATAGATTTACTAGCCTGACGACTAGCATCCATACTACTTGTTACAGATTTTGCTCCTTCTAGAAACCCAAATTGATCTGACATATCTCATTCTTCTAGTTCTATTCCTTTTTTAGCAAGTCTTGCTCTGATGAACTGTGTTCTAAATTCAGGATCTTGTAGCTTCTCTCCTAGTAATGTTTTAGTAGCAGCACTTCGAGCTCTCTTTAATCCTTTTTCTAGGATAACTTTCTTTATAGAATCAGGAGCGTTCTGATACCCCGAAGATTCGACGATGCGAGGTAGGATAGTATCAGCAAACTGACTAGATAAAGCTTGATACTTAGCTTGATCAGCACCTTCTAGCTCAACACCACGAAGAGTCTTACTAGGTAAATTATAGTCTACCTTAGTACGAGCTACTTCTTCTTGTACTACGTTACGTGCAGCAGGAGCTGTTTGTAAACCAGTGTAAGCTGCGAAGCCATACGAAGGATTCTCTCTTGCTCCTCCAAATAACTTAGACTGTACTGGTAATTCTTCACGAGAAGGAATAGGAAGACCTAATCCAAAGTCAGGTATACGATTCTGTACTGCTTCTCCAAAGCCAGTTACTACACGAGCATAAGGATCAGCAGAACGTGCAGGAGCTGCTACAATAGAAGGAACTAGTAAGCCAGCAAATCCATTTATAAAGCTACCACCGTAACGCTCTGGATCATGTACTGCCTGTAGTAAACCAGAGATACCTTCTAAGTATGTCTTAGACACAATGTTCTTAGTCACACCTGCTACGACATCAACTACTAAATCTTTTTCTTTCTTAGAATCATAGGAAGGTTTATCTACATATGTACGCACTGCGTTAATGCCGTCTACTGCAGAGCCCATGATAGTTGCTAAAGGTTCTACACGAGCGTAGGAATAATATGTATCACCAATACGAAGACTGTACTCAGGAATACCAGCAGCAATCATAGCGTTACGCTTAGCAGCATCCTTAGGATACGAACCAGTAACAGTATCATCAGCTACCTGTTGAGCTAGTGCAGCAGTTATTCCCATGCCTATAGCTGTTCTTGCTATCTTAACATCCGTAGGAGTATTCTTAGCAAACACACCTAATGGAGTATAAGACAGAGCGTCCTTCATGATGTTTATAGGAGTCTTAACGAAAGGAATTACTGGGGCTACCCAAGGGTGAGCTGCTCTGAGAGCTAGTAACTTATTACCAAAGCTTCCTAAGTCAGCCTGGAAGGTAGCTTGTTTAGCAAAGTTACGCACATCGTCCACAAGCTTAACACGAGCACTGTCAGGTAGTGTAGCTAACTCAGGAGCTTTAAGAACATTATCTTTCCAATCTGTTGTCTTAGTGTTTACTTTGCGTAGGGCATTGTATACAGTCTCTGTATCACCATACTTACCAGAGGAAGCTAAGCGATATGCCTGAGCATTGTATTCCATACGACGGAAGATAGACTTAAAGAACTCGTCAACACCTACGCTAAGACGACTAGGTACACGCACTACTTGTCCTAGTATTTGCTCTGCTTTAGTTGCACCTTCTTGAGCACCAATAGCACCACGAATCTCAGGCATTGCTGCATCAAGAGGACTACCACGTAGGAAGCCTTCCTTAGCAAAGAATATAGATTCTAATGTACCGTCCATTAATCCTCTGAATGCTGGGAGTACTTCTCCGATCTTAACTTTAGACGCAGGATTAACTGCTTGAAGAATACGCTCAGTACCTAAGAGACCTACCTTAGCAACACCAGAGAATGCGTTAACCGCAGTAGTAGCAAGACCAGAGATGTAGGAGTTAACTACAAACTCACCGAACTTATCTGCCCAGCCTGGCTGCTTAATTGCTTCCTTAGTTAGGTTAGCAATCGATTCATTCTTATTAAAGCTAGTACCAGACGATGCTTTAATAGTAGAGACAGCATCTCTTAATGCATAAATATCTGTGAGTTCTTTACTACCATTCTTAGCTAATCCCTTAAGGATCTCTTCAGTAGAACCAATTACTTTCTTCTGAGCTTTAGCTGCTGCTAAGGCACGACCAATATTAGATACGTTACCAATAGCAGAGAAGAGAATAGGTTTTACTTCATCAAAGTCTTTCTTAAATACTGCAGCAATCTCAGCGTCAGACATACCAGAAGCACGACCATTCAAGAATAACTCATCAATAGAGTTAATCATATCTACACCACGCTGTAACGCAGGGAGATAGGCATTGATTAGATCACGACCACCTAGTTCTTGTACCTTACGATTGAGCAAGAAGTTCACTGCGGAATCAGCAGGAATATTAAGAGGTGTTGTGTCTAACTCAGTAGCTATAGCTCCTTTGTTAGCTGCTACGATACGAGTTAATAGTTGCTCTGGATCTTCTGCTTTGTATCCTGTTTTTAGATATGCTGCTAAGTTCTGTTCACGTAATGGATTATCTGCACTGAATGCAGCAGTAAGCCTAGACGTAGGTATATCAGTTAATCTAAATGGAGCATCTGTAAAGAGAGCACGATAGTCTCCACCAGCAATCTCAGTTGTTAGTTTCTGTGCTAGTTCACTGTCTTCTAATTGTTGTAACAGAGGGACAATACTGTCTTGTAGCTCTATGTTCTTAGCAGCAGTAACATCAGCAATCTCCTGAGCGATAGAACTTAGTGGTACATTGTCCTGAGTAATCTTACCTGATCCTCCTAAGAGAACAGCACGATTATCTTTTAATTCTTTACCTGCAGCAGTGACAGCTTCTTTGCCATACTTCTGAATCAATGCTCCGATTGTACCGCCTAGAACACCTCCTACGGCAGCACCACCAGCAATGTTTAATAGTCTACTGTCGTCACCGTAGACTGGCTCTAACGCACCCATCACACCGCCAGCAGCAGCGATGTTACGAGCACCTTGAGCAGCAGTACGAACTCCTCCAAGAGGAACTAAGTTAATAGGATCTAAGATACTACCAGCAATCTGTGAGCCATACGCTGCAACAGGACGTTGCTGAGCCATTGCTCTGAACTCTGCTTCACGTTGTAGATCTGTTTGTTGGACTTGCCCAGGAGCTGCTAAGCTAGAGATTTGATCACCTAGTGGAGTTCCCTGCATTTGAGTTGCTAAGTCTTGCTCCTCAGTAGGGACTGTAGCAGACGGAGCTCCTAAGAGTTGAGCTGCTCCACGAATAGATGAAGTAACACCACGCTCTAGACCACGAGCAAGAGTCTCTCCTGCACCGTACTGTGGTTGATATAACTCTGTAGCAGCAGCTAAGATATCTTCTTGACTAGCTCCATCAGGAACTTCCATAGTTAATACCTTGCCGTCTGGGGCTTGGATTGTAACTATTGGCATTATTGTGTACTCAGAATTTTAAATGAAGATAGGTTACTTAGTGATTTCTTTTCATCTTTCTTAGCAGCAGGTACTGCAGGAGCTGCTCCAGGACGAGCTATGACACTATCAGGGATAGCTTCGTACTCTGTCTTACCAGTCCTCTTATCAATCTTAGCCATAGATACTGGAGCTCCTGTAATGTCGTTAATAACTTTCCAGTCATACTTACCAGTTTCAATTTCTTGATTGAGCCTGTTTGCTTGAGCTTTTTGAGCATCTGTTTGAGCATTACGTAGAGCAATATCAGCTAAGTCTTTAGCTTGTTGAGTATCTTGTCTAACGGTAATCTTACCAAGTAAACCAGATAATTCATTAGCTTTGGTATCATTGCCTTGACTACGGAACATAGCAATATCAGACGTAAGCTTGTCAGGATTCTTGCTGTATAGCTCAATCTGAGCAGCCTCAAGTTTAAGTCCTTCACCTTTAGCTTTGTCCATCTCTGTTTGTACTCTACGCAGTTCCTGAGTAGCCATCAAAGCTTGTTGACCTAAGCCAGCATCAGCGAATCCTGTTTGTAAATTTTTATAGAAAGACAGAGGATCGTTAGGATCAGAACCCTGCATAGCAGTATTGTATACATTCTGTATCTTGGTTAAGTTCTGTAATACAGGATTAGTAACTTCAAAGAAGCCACGATCTTGTGCTACGTTAACTAACCCTCTACCCAGCAGTGAACCAAGCTGTGCTCCTAGTTGACTCTGTGCAGGTAAAGCACCAATACGAGCTTGTTCTTGTTGAATTAACTGTTGACGATATAACTCAGGATCTGCACCAAGCAGTGCTTGTTGATTACCTAAGAGTGGATTTACTGGCTGTCCCATAATTATTCCTTAGAATTGAAAATCTCTAGAAGACGGTTGATATTGTTGCGTTGGTTTAGGAGCACTATAAGCCTGAGCACCTGCCCCAATCAAACTAGAGAGGAACTGATTGTTCATCTGCTGAGCCATCATGTTAGAAGATAGTTGTGTCTGAGCACCTGCTGCTTGACCTCCGTAGTATTGCTGAGATCCTGCCTGTTGACCTGGCATCTGAGCAGTACCTAATGCAAGACCCATCTGATAAGGCATCTGAGACATTTGTTCTACTTGACTAGATAAACCTAACTGAGCAAGTAATGGAGCGTATGCACCAGCTTGTCCTTGTACCTGTGTATTTAGGAGACCAGCACCAGAGCCAAACAAACCAGCACCAAACTGAGCTCTTTGCTGTCCTGCTTGTTGTGCATTAGCAGCTAACTGTAGGTCTTGTTGACCTAAAGCATTATAGTATGCTTGTAACTCAGGAGATGTAGGAGCACTACCAGTACCAGTCTGAACTCCTAAGCCACCACGACCACGAGCAAACAAACCTCCTCTAACATTAGATAGCTGAGCTTGTCTGCTAGGGTTTAGTAAAGCTTGTTGACTAGTCATGTAATCCTGAGCAGCTTGCTCAGGAGATGTAGCTAAGTATTGTTGACCTAAATTAAACAAGCGTTCAGAAGCACCACTCAATGGAGCATACTGCCCTTGGAACTGTTCTGCTTGTGCTAACGTAGGAGCGAATCTACCAAAGAGTTGCTCCTGTAAAGCAGCTAACTCAGGAGCAGCAGTGTATCCTCCTGAGGAGATATAAGGAACACCAGTGCTAGGATCTATCTCACGAGTAAACTGAGACGTACCAAACCTGGTAGTCATTCCTACAGGACGGAACGCAGAGATATTAGCAGCAGTTATACCAGCTTGTCGCTGTTGCTCTGCAGCTTTTTCTCCTGCTTTTCGTACCCCACTAGCTCCTGTAAAAGGATCTAAGATACTACTGACTATGCTACCCATGTTTTGCTCCTAATAAATATAGTATATTTCTTATCGTTAACTTCTATAGGTTTTAATACTTCCCATCCTGTTAGCTTACCAAACTTAGCAAGCTTAGTGTTTTCTTCTTCTACTAGTGCTAACAGAGGAACATTAGTAAGATACTGTAATAAGTTTAAATCTTCTAAGTACTTGTTCTTTACTTCTTGCGACCACTTATGTACATCTGTATGAAACCACAATGCTGCATCGTGTAACTCTAAGTACATGGTGTAGTCGTCTCTTAAGACTACAGGTACTTTCATATTAGGTCTTCATGATGTACGCTAATGCGTAGTATGGAGGTAAGTTCTGATCAGTACCGCTTGATCCAGCAGTTGCGTTTGTAGTTGCAACCGAAATTCCAGTTACAGCACTTTGAGTTGAAAACCCATAAACAGAGGCACTAGCTCCTAAAGGCTCTTGGCTTCCACCACCAGGACATAAAGCACCGTTACCACCTTGTACGTGGGTGTGACCAGGATCAGTTACAGTAGAAGTTGCTGTATGTGTATGGCTTACAGTAGTAGCATCTTTAGTACCACCAGTCTGTGTATTGCTTCCAGTTACTGTAGAGTATGCAACACCAGCAGAATCAGTATGAGCTCCAATAACAAATCTGTTACGAAGGTCAGGAGTACTATTAGAACCATTACACAATACCCAGCCTGTAGGAATTGTAGCAATAGTACCAGACCACATCATGATCATGCCTGTGGTGAACGCTGCTGCTATCTCTGTTTTTACAAAAGCAGTAGAGGCTAATTGTGTTGTATTTGTTCCAGCAGTGGCAGTAGGAGCAGTAGGAGTACCAGTTAAAGCAGGACTATTTAAGTCTGCCTTAGATGAAATAGCTGAAGCAACAGCAGTTAACTCAGTATCAATCTCTGTACCTTTAACAATCTTGCCTGAGTTACCAGTAGGTAATCCATCTTTAGCTGTAAAGTTAGTTGCTTTTGTATAATTTGCCATAGTATGTCCTTAGACTAAAGTCTTTCCTTGCTTGATTGCTACGTCTATTTTCTGAATTGAAACTGGATTACCATTAATATCTGCTTCTAAGCCTAACTGCATCACAGTTCCTTGACCACCAGCATTAATATTAAAACGATCTAAAACAATACCTGAACTATATTCAGCAATGTTGTATTCGGACGAGCCTGGTATAGTATCTACAGTAGAGTTATTATATTCGTATACCGCAGCAGGATCTAAAGTATAAGTAGTAGCTTGATAACTTTCAGTATAATCAAAACCCCACTTAACAGCTACTGCTTGATTTGTACCGCCAATCAATACCCAACCAATCTTCTTTAATAGTTTAAGCTTTGTTGAGGCATCAAAGTCAAAGTAATTAGTATAGTAAGCAAGACGATAACTAGAAGTATTATCAGCGTAGCCGTAGTATTTAGCAATATATCCTGGCTTACCTAAGTATAAATCTCTAGCTTGTGTAACAAAGAATGACTTAGGTTCAATGCTATCCCAGACTGTAACTCTCATAGAACCATCTTGCAATGCCGTACGAGTATCAAAGCAGTATACAAACTTAGTTGTAGGAAGCGTTAATAGATAGATAGCGTCACGCTCGTAATAGATACTTTTGATCTTAGTTAAATCTGTCTCAGATGCTACAGCAGAGATTAACTCATCACGAACATTCTTAGAAATATCACGCATTGGCATGGACTTCTCTTGAATGATTCGCTGTAGACTACGAACTCCTGAGTCAGATAAGAACAACACATCTGTTGCAATATTCTGTACCGAATCTCTAGCAATACATCCTACATTATAGATAACCTCAACAAGAGTTAATGCTCCTGTGTCTAACGGATTAGCATAGATTGCTATGTTCTTACGACCAAAGAATATAATAAAACCATTATGTGCTGCAGCAGCGACTACAGGATCACCATTAGGTAATACTTCTTGTAGATTTAAGTAACCAGCAGAACCATTTAAGAAATCTGTACCAGCTAGTAAGTCGCTGAAATAGACAGTCTGAGTGTCTCCTGAGATACCACCACACCAGATTCTACCATAAGCAGAAATTACCCAGCTAGGCATGAATGTTGCTGTGCTGTGATTAGAAGGTAACTTAGCGTCATCTCCTACACGCTGGTAGCCAAATGTACCGCTATCGTGCGAACTAAAAGGATTACCAGAAATAGGTAACTCATGATACACCAGCATAGGATGTGCTGCTTGTGCTAAATATACATGAGGCTGGAAGTCAGTGACATCTCCATAAGACATCGCAGCACCCTGCCAATTGTTAGCTGTAATGGTATAAGTAGCGTTACCGCTGTTAGTAGTGTTACGCACTGTCTTAGTAGTCATCGTAGTAGTTCCTACAAATAACTGATTATTGCCAGCACTTAAAACTTGATTAGTACTACCATCTACTAATTCAAATATAAACTCTACTGCATTACCAGCACCTAAGTCAGTATTAACTGCAGAGTTTACTGTAGTCCATCCTCGTCTTGCACCGATACGACCATACTTATCGATCACACAGTTTTGAGCTTTTAATGCATAACCAGAAGACAAAGTAATACTAGACTCTTGGAGGTTAAGTCCATAGAATCCAGGAGCTGCTATTGATGCTGTCTGTAGTGGACTAGCCATTAGTTCCAGACCCACTGCTGTTCTTCTATATACCGTCCTGATTCGAGTGCTATAGCGTCTGCTAAGCTCTGCTTCATTAATTGATATGTCTCCCCTGCCTGGACTCCTCCGTCCTCACCACGCTCTGCCTGAGCCCTTGCAAGAGCACCTAGGATTACAGGCTCTTCTGGTACTAATAAATTATCAGCATTAACTGCTAAGGGTACTTGTGGTTTAATAATATTAAAACGTAGATTATAAGCACCATCAGGAATAGGGTATAAGTCTACCTGAGTATTTCCACTGGAATTAACACCATTGAAGTTATAATATGCAGGAGACCCCTTCTGAGGAGTGGTCATTAGGAACTGCTGATCCATCCACCTAGTAGAGGCTAGTTCTACGAATGCATTCTGAGTATCGTTAATAACATCAATAACTCTAAATCTTTGTCCTGAGCCTACTAGAACATAGTTAAATACATCTGCTGTGGTGGTTGCTGATAGAGTATCAGACAAAGCATTCCAATTGTAGGAGTCTTCTACGACTCTCTTAGAATCATTGACAAACCTAGCAATCAATTTTACATAGGCATTATCAGAAACCGAGGAAGCCTCAGGCTCACGCAGCCTTATCAGCACATCGTTTACTAGTTGAATATAGTTCATGTCTTATATTATACCATAAAATTGATTAAAAGTCAATACCTTAATTAACAATCCCACTTCTTTAATGCTAAGGCTTTGCGAGTTGGTCTGCCTTTCTCATCCTTCATAGCTCCTTTAACACCACTCATACGAGCACAAAAGGACTTACGTCTTCCAGCAGCTTTAGGGGACTTTGCAGCCTCTTTAGCAGAAACTGGAGGCTTCAGGTTAGAGCCTGTCTTCTTATTGAAGTAAGCCCTTCCTTTAGCGTTTAAACCACCTTCAGGATTCTGATATACCTTCTTAACCATTATCTCTTCTTTGCTGTCTTAGCAGCTTCCTTAAATTGTTTAGCAGTAGGAGCACCTTTGCTGCCTACCTTACGCATCTTCTCTCCAGATCCCTGAGCTATCCTTTTACGTTTAGCTGCGATGTTGGAATACAAGCCAGGCTTAGTAGCCACGCATTGCACCCATCTTCTTAGCTGGTTTAGCTTTAGGAGTAGTCATCTTCATGCCTGTTTTCTGAGCATACGACTTAGCTTGCTTCTTACCCTTAGTTGTATAAGGGAACTTCTTGTCTTTGACCATTGGCATATTATTTCCTTTTCTTTGGTTTAGCTACTTTAGCTGTTTGTAATGCGATTGCGACTGCTTGTTTCTGTGGTCTTCCTTCTTTAACCATCTTAGAAATGTTTTTACTGATTGTCTTTTGAGACTTACCTTTAGCGAGTGGCATGATTATCCTTATGCAAAGTTTTGTACGGTACTGCGTTGCTCTAATTCTAATGTTACAATACAGCTTGCATTCGTTGCACCAGTTTCAACTAATACACGAATCTCATCATGCTCGTCTAAGACTACATAAGCCTGTCCATCAATACGTAAGAAGTTCTTACCTGTTAAAGAATAATCATATACTACAGCAACCTCTACATTCTCAGAAGAATCATACCAGAATGCTCTGAAGTTCTTAGCAGAAGATGTACCGTTATAAGCGTACAATAAAGTCCACCTAGCAATGTTCCGAGTTGGAACAGTAAACATTGTTGTTAATGTATTAGCAGTAAGATTCTTGCCTACGGAATGTGGTCTACTCATTTAAGTACCAGTGTTAACAAGGTTATAATGATAAATCCAGCAGTACCGAGAAGAATCTGTTCTAGTCTCTTTAGTCTAGCATTAATCTGTTCGTATCGAACCTTACAGACTTCTTCGTGGCTTAGTAGTTTGAGTTCAGATTCAGTCATTTCGTTCTACCCAAGATGTTGTTGTTTCATCCCATGAATATCTCTTAGGATTCTCTGCTGTGCCTACATCGGTAGGATAAGGTACTGGAGAACTCCATAAACAAGTTTCCTCGCTTAATAACCAACTTGGAAATGGTTGTGGTGGAATAAAGGCATCTCTTTGGCTGTCATAAGTGTATCCAATACCAGCAAAGTTTTTACGCAATGGTCTACCTTCAGGATGTTGCCCACCATATGTATTGTAGGAAGTCTGAACCCATCCTGTACCAAAAAGACCTGAATCTATAACATCTTGTTCAGCAACAATTACTTGAGTAACAATGTTTTCTTCTACTTTTGCAAAATGTGCCATTTTTAATCCTTACAATGTAATTGAGCCTGAAGAAGTCCATTTATATATCCGATAACCGCCTGAAACTGTGATAGTCGGAGAACCAGTTGTAGATGTGGCAGCTGGAAATGTGTCAGCATAACGAATAACAACAATACCTGAACCGCCACTTGCGCTTGTAGATGTGCTTGATTCGCTGTGTGAACCGCCCGCACCGCCTCCAGTATTAACTGTACCATTCGTTCCTCCACCAGCAGCATTTATACCTGTATTTGATCCAGCTCCTCCACCACCTGCTCCACCTGCTCCAGCAGTTCCACCAGTATATGTTCCGCCACCGCCACCGCCAGCATATGTTACTGAAGTTCCAGTAATGCTTGATGCAGAACCAGCACCGCCCACACCTCCAGTTGTGCTTGTTCCGTTTCCGCCAACTGCTCCCGCACCGCCGCCACCACCACCTCCGTAATTTGGACCTGATGTAGAACCTGATCCGCCATTGTTTCCTTGTCCAGATGTTCCTGTTCCACCTGCTCCACCATTTGCACCACTCAATCCTCCCCCACCGCCAGAGCCGCCATTTGTATTTGCCGCAGTTGGCATTTGGTAACTATCGCCACCACCGCCACCGTTTGCTGTAATGGTACTAAAAACTGAATTTGATCCTTTATTACTATTTAAAGAAGTATTACTCCCTGTAAATGCTTGTCCAGCTCCGCCAGCACCTACAGTTACTGTGGTTTCAGAACCAGAGGATACGGCAAATCCTGATGCTGTTCTAAAACCGCCAGCTCCGCCACCGCCCCACATTTGACCGCCAGCTCCGCCACCAGCAACAATTAAGTATTCAACTTCAACACTAAAACCAAAAGACCTTTGGTTCATAAATGTAGCTTGTGTAACTCCACTCATGTTAGTCCACTCCCCGAAATAAGCCAGTTAGTTGAAGTAATTTTAATGGCTGTTGCTGATCCATATTGAGCTAAATTTCTAGAACCAGTCGTACCAGCAGAACTTAAATACATAGTGTCAGTCGTAATAGCAATAGTTACAACCTGACTTGTCATGTTAATAAATGTAATTGCTGTGCCAACTGGATAGGCAACAGAAGAATTTGCTGGAATAGTAAATGTCCTAGCATTAGCGTCTGTTGATGGATGAAGAATAACCTTACCCGAATCTGCAAGAACTAATGTGTATAGAGCAGATTGAGAATTAACAGGAACATTTCTAAAGCCAACGGCATCTGTACCATCTACAGTACAACTGCTTAGAGTACCGCTTGATGGTGTTCCAAGAACAGGAGTAACTAAAGTAGGTGAATTACTTAATACTACATTTGTTGTGCCTGTAGAAGTTGTAACGCCTGTACCGCCACGAGCTACTGCTAAAGTACCACTAGTAATATTACTTGCATCTGTACCAACAGAAGCAAACGATAGAACCCCAGAACCATCGGTTGTTATTGCTTGACCACTTGTTCCGTCAGCGATAGGTAATGAAAAGGTTACGCTAGATGAAGTATTGCCTGACTGTAATGTAGTTGTGCCAGCTCCACTAGCATTCCCTTGAATTTTTAAGTTGCTCATATTAATTCCTTAATTTAAAATTAACCATCTTTGACCTGTACCTACTGTAGCAGATATTCCTGTGTTTATTGTTATTGGTCCAACCGCTAATGCATTTTTAGAAGCAGTTACGGTATAGTTTGTTGCAATAGTTTGATTATTTTCTAATAGATCAGTAACAGTAATACCTAGATTAGCTCTAGCAGTAGGTGCATCTGCGACATCAGATAAGTTATTAGCTACTAACAATACACCAGCAGCGGACACATAAGCAGCTACCCATGCTGAGCCAGTATATACATTCATTACGCTGGATACAGTATTGTAGTATAAAGCCCCAGTTAAAAGAGCATTACCATCATTGTCTAATGTAGGGGCAGTAGATTTAGGACCTAAGTATCTATCATCAAAGTTATCATAAGCAGATAAAGCAGAATCACGAGCAGCCTCAGCAGCAGCCTGTGCAGTCGATGCGTTAGATGCTGACGTAGATGCAGAAGACGCAGAGTTACTAGCATTAGTTGCAGAAGTACTTGCTGCAGAAGCAGAATTACTAGCATTGGTTGCTGAAGTCGATGCAGCAGAAGCTGAGGAAGCAGCATTGGTTTCCGAAGTAGATGCAGCAGATGCACTGTTGCTTGCGTTAGTAGCCTGTGTCGTAGCAGTACTAGCACTTCCTGATGCGGATGTAGC